CTTATACGGCATAAACAGATAATTATTCGTTCTATTAAACAACTTGAATTGGACGGCCGAGATTGTATACGGCACCGTGCTTGCCCTCTTCGCAAGTTCTTCATTGGTTTTGCACATTAATGGCAGCCCAAATGCAACAAATGCGTTGTTATATAACACCTGCCGCAAATCTTTCTTTAACATATCGCGAACAGTCGCGAGCTTTTCTCCCCAGCATATTCTATCCATTGTGGACCCCTTGTAGCTAAAAATGTCTTCAATATAAAAAAATCTGCTTTGTGACTTGGTTACAACTGTTCCATAAAGAATCGTCCCATATGCAAGATCATTTGAAAAACACGTGGGTGCGAGTTTAACATCCGATATTTGGTTTGTGGGTGTCAGTTCCATGAGCAAACACACCATTTTTTCATTTAACGCCGTAAACCAGGCGAAGCACCGCGTGCCCTCCGGGGTCGCCACAATATAGTCCGGCTTATAAACCTTCTTATAAACAATGTTTTCATAAGAAAGTTTTATGTTTGGGAAATCCCGTACTAAGTTATCCTTGTCTGACTGTGTCAACATCTATATATGTATTTCTATGTGCATAAATCTTTATATCATTTTAGTATGTAGAAAATGAATTCGCGCTACCAAGAGACGGCTCCACAATGGAGTCTGCGTTGCTGGAAGTATGCAGCTGCTTTTTCAAGAAATCCTTCAATTCGTTTTTCATTGTAGGCTCCTCTTTTGTAGGAAGTAAATCTATAAGCGTATAGCTGTCGCTTGATGACGGAGATGGCGGTGGCGACGGCTCCGATTTTTGGTTAATAACGTTATACATACTTTCGTACTTTTGTGTTGGACTATTTACTAAATCCTTAATTTTTGGGACCGTTAACGTTGACTTGAAAAAGTTTATTAGATAGTGTATCAAAAATATTAGAACCGTTGATATAATTGTAATTTGAATAATCCAAGAAAGCATATTATTATATTACGATATTAGTTTAAGAGCGATAAAAACCCAATTAATTCTCTTTTAACTAAAGCATCCCGTACATTCAAGTTATTGCCCATTTCAAAATATATGTTGTTGGGAACTAAATTTGGCGAACTCTTATTTTTGAAAAACAGACTCTTCTCTTCTACAGTTTCGCCTTCTATAATTAGTTTAATGGGCGACCCTTTACTTATCTCAAAAATGCACCTCTTCATTCTTGTAGAGATGTGGTCGGGCTCAAAACCGGTGGCGTCCTCTTCCACAAAATAGGACTTGTCAACGATCAGCGTAAAATTTTCATGGTAATCATTTAAGATCTCAATATCGCTATCAACACTGGTCTGTTTTTTCACGGTCGACGTGTCAATCTGATAAATGCCATCTATAGAATATATTTGTATGTACGTTTCTGTCTTTACCAATTTGTCGTCTAACATGGTTAATACGTTTGGTAGTGCATCAAGGTTAAAATGATTTATGTAGACTCGCATTCTATGGATATTATATTATATTAACTTACAGAAACTATTTAAACCTATTCAATTTATTATAAATAATGTCGCAACCACTGGATGTTATAATTGTTGAAAAAGGAGGGTCATTGAAGGCATTGGCCGTGAAGGATTTTAAATTGGACGAGCTCTACAAGAAGTGTGGGTTTAAAAAAGGCGACGATTTTGTGAAGCAGGTTGAATGGAATGCCAAGTACGACGGAAAGAAGTACTTTGTGGAAGTGTATGCCAAAACCGACGGCAGACCTAATTCCGAGAATAAGTATGACTTTCCGCCGCCGATTGATACAACCCTGTTTTTTGGCAATTGTGCCATTTTGGCCTACCTCAAAAAGAGCGATGGGAGCGCCGAGTATGTTAGCTTGAGTCTGCCTCTCTGGAATAAAATTTACGAGAAGTTGTTTGGTGGGTTTGAAGATTTGGCTGCAACTGCTGCGGAGGATGAAGCAGAGGAAGACGAACTTGCAAACGTTCCAAAGGAGAAGAAGACCAAACAGGGATATTTAAAGGATGGGTTCGTTGTGGATAGTAGTGACACTGAAGAGAACAATTCTGGCGACAATAGTGATGACGAAGAGGAGGAGGATGAGGACGAATCCGAGGAAACGTCGGAGGGCCAAGATGATGACCTTGTTATTGAAGAGTTGGGGTCTGAATTGAGTGAGGAATCCTATGATTACGATGCCGAATCCGACAAGGATGCATAGTGACAAGAATAAGCTACGATAAAATAAGATAAAGATAAAAATAAAATTGATATTGGTTTAAATATATTTTAATTATGTAAACCAATAAGAATGTCAGTGTTAAAGATTGGCGATGTTGACGTATTTCGCAATAATATTAGAGGCAAGTTGAACGGTCTCTTGCAAAATGAGAAAAATAGTGCTAACCTGGAAAAGGGTATATTCAATTATGCTCTGAAGGAGGCGGATCAGCACAAGGTCGTTAAAAAGTGGGACAATAGGAGATTCGTTCAAATTTATGTAGACCGGTTGCGCAGTATTTACACCAATTTAAGCAGCGAGGTTGTAGCGCAGATTAATGACGAAACTATTAAGCCGCATATGGTTGCCTTTATGACGCACCAGGAACTATGTCCAAAAAAATGGGCTGAGCTTATTGACATCAAAACTAAGCGCGACAAGAATAAATTTGAGTCTACTATTGCGGCATCTACGGACGCGTTTACTTGTCGTAAGTGCAAAAGTAAAGAATGTACTCACTACCAAATGCAAACAAGGTCAGCGGACGAAGCCATGACTACATTTGTGCAGTGCACAAAATGTGGCTGCCGGTGGAAGTGCTAAGCATAAAATTCAACCTTATTTCCCTTGCCGTCATATACCCAAATTTCATATAAATAACCCAGTTCTTTTGCAGCTTGTTGCTTTAAAAATATTGTTTCTTTTTGCGTTAAAAATGTCCATGTTGACTTAACTTCTATACATTTATTTTGGCGCGGCATAAAAATATCTACAAAATGGCGCCGCCTTTTTTCATTTACATCCGTATACCAAATAGTTGGAACATTTTTACAACCAGTTACAATGTCGCCTTCATCAATGTTTTCTTGATGAAATAATTCATCTAATGCGTAATGCTCATATCCTTGTATTTTAATTATACTACCAGAAGGAAGTGTATACTCCTTTAAATAATAAGAACTTTTTAATTGTTTTTCAGCTATTTCTGGGTTCTGTGAAACATGTTCAACCCCATACTTCTCCAAGTTGGTTGCCCTTATTTGGAGCCTTATTTCCTCGCGCTGTAAATTATGTTCAACCCCATATTTTTCTAAGTTGGTTGCCCGTATTTTCTCCTTTACATTTTCATTTTGAAAACCATAATCCGCGCCATACCGTTCTAAATTAGTTTTTTTGCATTTATCCTTTACTTCTTCGCACTGGGAACTATATTCAACCCCATATTTCTCCAAGTTGGTTGCTCGCACCTTCTCCTTGATTTCTTCGCGTTGTAATGGATTCTCAAAACCATAGTTTTCCAAATTGGAAAGTCGCCGCTTCTCTTTAACCTCTTCGTTTTGTAAACCATATTCAAACCCATATTTCTCCAAGTTAGTTGCTCGAGTTCTGTCTCTTACTTCTTCACACTGGCTTGCATGTTCTACACCATACCTTTCCAATGTTGTCTCCTTCATTTTGTCCCTGAATGTCTGGGACTGGGCCGCGTGTTCCACTCCATATTTATCTACCATAGTACCTTTAATTCTTTCAACCTTTAATATTTTAGCACAGGATTCGCAGCCAAAATTTCTTTGTTTATGTAATTTATTTAAGGATTTGTTAAAACTATTTTCGCACAAGATACACTTACCAATAATTCTCGTATCTCTGATTACATATTGATCCTTGTAATCAATCAACAATGTAACACCACCATCGTCACAAATATTTTTCAACATTTCGTAGTCGTATTTTAGTCGTGGCATTCTACATTTACTAAAGATAATAATTTTAAGCTATTTCTCAGAAAGTTATTATCGCCTAAATATTTTCATTGGGTTGTTTTTCTTCCTCGTCCTTTTTGAGTTTTTCCTTTCTTCGCAGATATGCCTGTTTGTTATATTCCTTTCTTTTGTCGGGGGACGTTGGGTTTAATTTCATTTTTTCTAATAGGAGTTCCTTATTCTTTTCATAATACTCCTTTTTATAGGCAGGCGCCGTATATTTTTTCAACCGCTCCTTGGTCTCATTTAATTCACTACGTAGTTTCATATTTTCCTCCTCTAATAATTTATTCTTCTGTAGAACTTCATCCATGTTCATGGTAGTTAGTATAATATGATAAATATTTTTATGTAATTTATCATAATAATTATAATCTCGCGCTCAATATGTTTGGCATCTTGAATTTTTCCGATAAGAAATCGTCCACCAGCTCAATACTGCCTTCAACCCACCCCTGATTTAAAGAAATGTCATTGTTTAAGTAGCACACATTCTCATTTTGCGGCAACGGGTACAATAATGACCGCTGTACATCTGTTTTCGGTGTCCTGTCAAAATTATTTACATCAAATGCAGTCCAGAGCGAACACCCATTATTCCAATATGCCCATGCAATTTTGTTGGGCAGCGGAATATCTCCTACCTCTGGAAACATTCTTGCGTAACACCTTATAATTTCAGCGACTAATTCGGCAGTGCCAGGGGCTCCAACAATAAATTCTGTCTGTTGTGCGTGCGGGATCTTGTTTGCCCAGTATGTTGCGTCGCCACCAACTGCATATGTCATTAATATATTGCTATTATAAAACCATAATTGATTTATGTTGAGGTCTGTCGTGGATCTACCAGACGACCCTCCAAGGTCACCCCACCAATTTTTGTCGTAATACAAAAATATTTTAAACAGCGGTATCGCGACCAATTGGTTTTGAATATTCTCTATAAAATTACTGGGAAACCCGAGTATTGTAGAAACACTATTCGCTGCAGTACATATGTACAAATTTTGCGCGACAACTTGATAAGCGCGTTTGTTCCCGTCTGTAATTTGCAGTTTAATGGTTTTATCCGTATTGGTTTCAAACTTATCCAAATTTACATTGAATAGTATATTGCAATTGGACCTCATATTGTTATGCGCCGCCTTCTCACCTGAAGTGCGAGAGAATGAGCTAAGTAGCTTCTGGGGGGCCTGTTGGTAGCCATATTTAACACAATATTGCGTGGAATCGTGGCTATGTAACGCGAGCAACTCGCCCGCGCCGCTTACAAAACTTATGTGCGGGTCGTATAATCCAGCGTAGCCGGATATTTCACTAAACCGAATCCAGTTTTCATTTGAAATTTTATTCGCACCATTTACAACTGTCTCTTTAAAATCCAATGTGGACAAGTCTGATTGATATAGGGCCCTTCTATTACTAAGATCAAAATTATCGGTATACTTATGTACAGCAAGTGTTTTTTCAATGTTATCTGTTATGAGAGACATTACATCCTTACCCTTCTCATTGTCGTCTACATTATATACCAATTCGGTTTCTGGAAATAGGGCATTGTTGGCGAATCTGTGTTCGCGCCCATAATAAATTCCATTTGCCTGAACATAGGGGACCTCTGCCGTGGCAAGTTTAAGTAATTTGAGTAGACGAACCGCGCGCGGATGAATAGATGGGAAAAGTCTCATACCGCCAAATTCTGGCACAACCTTTGTTTTTGGGTCCATTGCTGTAGTAGTTGTACTTGATTCTAATCTGCCTCCAATATGACCTTCCCGTTCTAAAACAAGGATTTTTTTGCCCGGAAACTCTAAGGTCAGTCTTCTTGCCAGGTATGCGCCGGTAATTCCGGCTCCTACGATAACATAATCAATGACCCTGCTACTGTTCTTGTTAGAAGCGGGCGACCTTTTATAACGCCGTCGCTTCTTTGTAACCGAGACTGATGCACCATTTTTACTCCTATTTATCGCATGTCGCTTATTAGTCGCCATATATTACAAATAGATTTTATAATATATGTTTTGGTTATATTGTGTGTTATATCTAAAGAATATGAGGGCCTACATGTAAGCAAAAATCATATACCCAATACATAGCAATAACATAAGCGGTGCAAACCTTTTAATGTCAACCATCAGTTCATTATATATGAATACTAACGGCTTCCAAGTTGGTTGATTACTGCCGTGATTCACATTATAAATATAGTGTCTTAGTACAGTGTCTGGAAACTCTGGCGCAATTTTGCGAACAAACGCCGCGCACTTGTTTTTTTGCAATTCGGTATCCAAAAATAGCAGGTCCGTTTCATTCGCGTCCTTGAACAAATGTGGGCTGGTGGGGCTGGCCATCCTATTCCAGTCCGTAATATGCGTAACTTGTGACAAGACCGGCCCGCCGGGCTCCAACTGTTTATAGCCGTGTAAAATGATAGCGAACAGACTTTCATTTGCGAGCCCACCGTCGCATATTATTTTTGTTACCTGCGGCTGTTTAGTAACAAAATTGAGTATGTGAAGCACGTTTTCTCTCTTTAATATAAACCACGGATCGTTGGCAAGACGGAGATCGGGTGAAAGTTGTTTCAGATTTGCTCGTTTGTGAAAGTCAACATTCCACCATGCCGGCTTCCAACTCATAATACTCTTATTGTAGTGAGTGTAAAACAAGCGTCTAAAGTTGCTGGGTGAAATAATTGGACAGCAAGAGTCGGTTAACATGCAAAACCAAGTGTTATTCGGGTCGTGTGACAGAGCAAAATTCATAATTGACGTGTACGCCGGAATAACATGATAATAACTGGTCTCAAAGATATATGACGGGGGGATCGCATGCGCACGAATCCAATCTGATTTAATTTTTCCAAATTCTTTGTAATAAAAGTACACGTTAATGATGTCCTTATTTTGTTCAATCCATTCCCTCCATATTTCTTCCTTATTTAATATGTGATCGTAGCTGATTATAAAACATAATGCCACCTTCATAGAAAAACAACGGGTTAAATTTTTAAATCATTTTACGTCTCAAATGCCTATTAATTATAAAATTGAAATAAAGAATAAAGTATAACCAATAATATATAACATGATTTGCGGATATATTTACAAAATAGTTTTTCCGAATGGAAAAAATTATATTGGTCTAACGACTACTTCATTGGAACAACGAAAACAAGAACACATCCGCCTTGCTAAACGATGCGATACAAGATGTTTATATAAGGCGTTAAGAAAATATGAGATGGTAGATACCCTTGAACTTATAGAAATAGATACATCGGATACCTTAGAAGAATTATGCAAAAAGGAAATTGGATATATTCTAATGTATAATTCATATTATACAAATGGAGTTGGATATAATATGACGTATGGTGGAGATGGAACTAATGGTTATGTTTTTACAGAAGAGGATAAACAAAAAATAAGTGAATCTGTAAAAAAATATAATGAAGAACATCCGGAAGCGGGAAAGGAACATAGTAAAAGAATGAAAAAGTATTATGAAGAAAACCCAGAAGCGAGACAAAAAAATAGTGAAGCACAGAAAAAACATCATGCAGAAAACCCGGACCGACGAAAACAACATGGCAAAATAATGGAAAAGTATTATGAAGAAAATCCAGAGGCAGGACAAAAACACGGCGAAGCACTGAAAAAATATTATGAAGAAAATCCAGAAGCAAGACAACAAATGTGTGAAATAAAGAAAAAATATTATGAAGAAAATCCTGACGCAATACAACAACTGAGCGAATCGCATAAAAAATATCATAGAGAACACCCAGAAGCGGGAAAGGAACATGGTGAAAGAATGAAACAATATTATGAAGACAACCCAGAAGCAAGAGAGAAAATGAGCGAAACCTCAAAAAAACAATGGGAAAATCCAGAAGCACGACAACAAATGAGCGAAATAAAGAAAAAGTATCATGAAGAACATCCGGAAGCTGGAAAAGAACATAGTAAGAAAATGAAAAAACATTACGAAAAGCAAGAAGCCAGACAAAAAAATAGTGAACGAATGAAAAAACACTTTGAAGACAATCCAACCGCAGGAAAAGAACATAGCGAACGAATGAAAAAACGATTTGAAGACAATCCAAATGCAGGAAAAGAACATGGTGAAAGAATGAAAAAACATTATGAAAATCCAGAAGCGAGACAAAAAAATCGTGATGCACAGAAAAACCGATCACCAGAATGGATAAAAAAAAAGTTAGACGTACTAGGACAAAACAAACCATTTGATATATTTACAGCCGACGGAACATTTATAAAAACATTTACTTATCAATATGAGGCAAAAGAATATTTACAAAAAGAACATCATATTACATCAAATATCTCGATGCGTGCGGTTTTAGCCGGACGCATTAAAAGCACTGCAGGATTTGTATTTAAATATAAGTAAAATGAGAGCATCGTCCATCGGCCTACAGTCGTAAATTCAGCAAACACGATGTGTAGTATATTTGTAGTATGTGTAATTATAGTATATTAGACATAATATAATAAAATTGATTATTTTAACACCCGCCTGATTATTGGCATCAATCAAAATGAAAACGGAAGTTGTATTTATACAGGCATTAAAGAGAGAAATTGTGTTTTACATTGGTAAGACCCAGAGTGAAAATTTTGAGACGATTGACAAAGGGCGCGAGAACGACCTCTGGTTTCATGCAAAGGACGTCTCATCGTGTCATGTTGTATGTGAAGTGCCAGAAGATATAACCTCAAAAAAGGACATGATGTATATTATTAAGGCCGGTGGGCTGCTATGCAAAAGCAATACAAACAAGCTAAAAAGCGAGCGAAATGTTGAAATAATTTATACTCTAATTAAAAATGTTACAAAAACAGCAATCGCCGGTTGTGTAACCACGCAGAACGCCAAAGTAATTATATGTTAACTCTATTCTCTCAACTTTATTTCTCAACGACGACATTTTTAGATATATTTCTTATTATTTTCTCTTCCTTTTCAGCGTCATTATCACCCGAACCGCCAACTGATTCTATAATAATTTTGTTATATTGGTCTGAATATTTGGAATGATAAGTGCCGCAATCAGGGTGAGCTTCTTTAAACTTTGGCAACAGTCTTTGGTTCTTGGATGCTACCCGTTTTATCGCCTTTTTGATTTTGCTATTTGATTCATCCTTTTCCCATTTATCTTCATCCTTGATGTACATCGTTTCTCTCTTTTTATCTGTACAATGGACAGGTCGTTGTGTCACATCCAGTTCATTCAAATTCTTTACAATAATATTGGATATCCCTTCAACATAGCCCAATTCTCCCACCTTTTCCAAATCTGACAATTGCAGTTTAATAGAGTCAACAAAATCCATAATATTCATAGCATCCTTGCATGTTTCATTCAAGAAGAAGTTCAGGTTGAATGCCTTGTTATGTGAATTGGTCGTATTGTTTGTGGTATTGTGGGTGCCATTTTTGATAACTTCTAACATCTGGGATTGCGTGCCGATCATTAAATGCTTCAAATCCGTCGACTCCTTTATCAGTTCGGCGTTTTGTTTTATAAGCATTAGTATGAGATTATCCTTGTCGTGTATAGAATATTGGGTTTCGTTGTTAATGTCGCATGATTGGTCTTCGTTGGCGCATTTTTTTTTATGTCTCCACAAACCAGCCCTGTCATTAAACTCCTTATCACAATTTGGACAATTATGGTTTTTGCTTAATTTTTGCTTAATTCCGTTGTTATCCGTTGTTAAAACACATGTTTGGTGTTTATTGGATAGGAGGTGCGTATCAAAATTACTTTTGCGACACGTTCCATAGTCACAATCTGGACAGTAAAATTTGTTGCTTAATTTTTGCTTAACTTCGTTGTCGTTCGTTGTCATACATTAACAACAGAAAATAAGTTTAGATACTTTTAATTAAAAACATTAAAATTTTACCGTCACAAATTGAAAATTATTTTTTCTGTGGCCAGACCATAAAATTCACTTATGCTCACAAAACATGTATTTCGGGCAAAGTATTTTTGCAAATCCGTTTTTGGACATTTTTTTTGTCCAATTTCAATTTTCCCAAAATACTTTCCAGGTTAAAAACATGATATCTTGGGGTCTTTAAGTACTTTAATTATATTATTAAAAAATATATTTAAAGCCGAAGAACAGCCTATCTGTCCAAACAGCAAGTTTCAAATACTATAGAGGTGGCCTTATACGGATCAATATTGGCTGCGGGTCGTCTGTCTTCAAAGTACCCACGACCATCCCTGAATGTCTGCGTGGGAATGCGAACAGATGTGTTGCGAGTGCCGACACCATAACTGAACTTGCTTATATCCGACGTCTCATGCTTACCTGTGAGCCGAAGTTCATTGTGCTGCCCGTAAACCTGTATGTGTTCTGCGTGTTTTTTACTCAATTTTGACATGCACGAATCAATTACGCGTATTCCGCCAAAGTCGCGCATAGCTTGCGTGCTGAAGTTGACGTGGCACCCAGAGCCATTAATGTTGGCAGACGGTTTCGGGTAATAAGTTACCTCAACGTTATACATTTCAACCACTCGTTCCAGAATATATCGCGCAACAATAAGCTGGTCTGCCGCATTTATTCCTACGCAAGGGCCAACCTGAAACTCCCATTGGTCTTCAGAAACCTCTGCATTAATTCCAGAAATAGCAAGACCGGCATACAAACACGATGTCAGGTGTTTTTCAACAATCGTCCGCTCCAATTTGCTGCCGCGCCCGCAATAGTGAAGCCCTGAAGGGACAGGCGCCGCTGCCGCCTTATCAGCAGCATTAAACACCAAAAAATACTCCTGTTCCAGTCCAAACCACGGGACCTCGTCCAACTTCTCATTGAAAATTTGTGCAGCATTATGTCTGCTATTGGTCGGCAGAGGTTTGCCCAAGGTATCGTATGTATCACATAGAACAATGCGACAATCGCTTTTCTCGCCCTTACGAAACGGGTCAAAAAACACATTACATGGCTGCAGAACCACCTCAGTATTCCCGTCCGCACTGGCTTGTTTAGTAGACGACCCATCGTAATTCCATATTGGGATCATGTCCGTATTCAACGAATTGTCGGGTAAATACATACCTGCTGCATCTAATATTCGTGTTTTAGACCGCAGCTCTCCATCGCCCCCAATCCATACATACTCACATACAACAATCGTTTTATTTGCCATTAAATTATTTAAACAAAGTATCTTTAAATAATTTGGTATTATATTACTAATTTTAGCCAGCAACTGACGCAGTATTTTTTACGATACAACACAAATGTAGGCACTATATGGTCAAGGACCGCCATTTTGGTTTCAACCGCGCACGCCTTGCATTCGGCGCACTTAAATTTGGTTGTTTTGTGCAACTCCGCGATTCCAGATGCAGTATTGGACGTGTATGTAGTTTCTATAAAAAAATCCACAAGTTGTGGAGGTTTTTTCTTTTTATCAGTCTTAGATTTTGTCATGACGCGCCTACTATACTATTAAAAGGCGACTATTTCTAAATCCCTAATACTCCAATATTCACATCCTCCGCCGGGAATAGGTCTTCTAATAATAAATGGAATTTTCTTCTCACGCAGCTCCAACTCGGCAATAATATATCCGTCCACAATACTTTCCGGAACCTTGACCAGCGGCTTTGCACCGGTTTCAATTTGTTTGGCTCGCTGGCCTAAAACTCGCGCCCGCTCATATTTTGTCAAATAAGGGATAGTTCTGTGAAGCGGGTCAACAATAATTCCATCGGAATTCTTGACAACAACCGACAATTTTGCAATTTCTTCGTAGTTATGATTCATGCATTCTGGGTGGAAGGAGTTCACGTAATTGCGGATGACCTCGTTGTCAAATTTCTGTAAATAATTCTCGTCGTATTCGTCATACTCATCATCATCCTCGTCATCAATTACCGCTGTAGGTTTCTTACCCTTATTTGCCTTTACGGGCTTTGATTGCACACCAGGTTCATCGCCATCGCCTTCAACTTCTATGTCGCTGTCATCATCGGATTCTTCGGGCTCCTCCTCATCCTCATCACCAGCACCTCCAGCTTGCGATGTAACTTCCTCGTCATCATCGGCTTCGTCGTCATCTGCCTCAGCCTCCTCCTCATCCTCATCATTATGACCCGCATCATCCTCTTCGTCCTCACCGCCGCCGCTATAGAGTGCAGCCGCCCTGATTAGACCGCCGCCAATCTTTCGGGGCACAACCTTCTTATTAACTCTACCTTCATTATCACTATCGCTACCATCAGATCCACCTACCTCGTAGTCGTGTTCGTCGTCACTCATTGCTGCTATATTAACTAAAGATAGTTTTAAATATTTATTTCAATTTTCTTTTAAAACAAAAAAGAAACACACAAATAAAAACATTCATTTACAAATTTACCAAGTGCAATTAAATTAAGCTGTTTCGTTTGTTTGCCACACCGTTTCGCAGTCAGAGCACAGATAAATGTACTTCATCTTGCTATTGTCGTATCTAATATAAATAATTTCCCGTGGCTTGCCATCTTTGTTTGTAACACACTCCACATTTGGGCACAACACGGTATTAATTCGCGGCAACGTGGGGTCCAATTTGGTATATTTATTTACTATATGACTAAATGTTTGTTCCGACTGCTTGATATGGGTTTTTGATACACACACGTTCTCTATAGCAAGAAGTTTATCCTCGTTTCCACATTTGCGGCAGTAATATATTAGCTTGTTTGGGTCATCACTATTTATACGAATATAATACATATTAGCGCAGTTAGAACAGAAATGCATCTTTGATATAATATACTTTTACTTTATTTATTTATTTCAATTTTCTTTAAAATGAATAAATAAGAATTGGGTGCCCTACATAATTTTAGCAATGGCGTGCGCGGATTTTAATCGGTCAATTAATGCCCCATAGTCTGCTCGGATTGTCATGCTATAAAACCCGGTTTTAAAGTCAGTCGCAACGCTACCCAACTCCTTGTGTTTCTTTTCTGCAAAATCAATAAATTTGTCAAAGTTTTTATTGAAATTTTCTCTTACAAATGGGTAAAAATTGTCAAAAAACGGCATAAAAACGCCATGTTTCTTATCAACAATATCGCAAACAGCAATATCAAGGTTTGCAAATTGAATAATTTCATCATATGCAGTCATGTCGCGGTGCCCCTTCTCAACTCCCGGTTCGTTTAATAGCGGATCCTTGCACAATAATGTGCACAATGTCAATAGCACAGTAGAAATGGATTGACACGATGTCCACTGATCGCCACGCCACGTATTCAAGAGAGAAACACATACCTTGCCGCAAACGTATAGATTCGGATTAAATCGCACATTATTGCCGTTTGTCCAGTACTTTACGGCCGGCGGAGTGTGCGGATAATCAGCCGGATAGGTAAATTCAAAGAAGTAGTTCCCTCCAAAGTAGGGCGTTTCAGATGGGCCTATAATGAGCGCGTAGCCCTTTAATATGTCGGTATCATCGTGAATGTAATATATGCCGTTTTCAGTAAGTGGATTTTTCATTATTTGTTTGACATCCTTTAATAGCCGGGTAATTGTTTCTTTTGAAATACGAGTAGTCATAATATGTTTCATACAAAAATGTATTTATACCCTTTCGGATTGTAATATTTCCTTCTACGCGAGAAAATCAGGCCAATCAGAGAGCCGCATATTATTGGATTCGGGTTATTGTATCAAATATGTAGTAAATTATTAAGACCATATATCATGTCGCCTGATATGTGCTACTCTAACCGCGCGGCCCTTGGAGTTATTATTAAATAAAAAAATGAAATAGAAAAATGTCCATATATTATATCAACAAATGAATGTACCAATGAACGCGCCATCTCAATTTAAGGATTTAAACGAATTCTTAGCAAAGCATAGTGCTAAGAATGAACAAAAGGTGGGCGAGGCGTCGTGCTCCACACATACTCGGATCCCCGATAAGGAATTAAACATTTATCCAGGGTCATATATAATTCCGAGGGAAGAGCTTGACACCTTTTATAGACTATATTATGAGAGTGTATTTATTAAACAACGTAAAGAATATTTGACAGAACGACAATTAGACGCCTGCGGCCCCATGGCAGTTGACTTTGATTTCAGATATAATCATGACGTAACATCAAGACAACACACGCGGGAACACGTTTGTGATATGGTATGTGAATATTCCGAACTACTTAAGGAATGCTATTTAATAAAGCCGGATATTCCATTTGATGTGTTCGTTTTTGAAAAACCAAACGTAAATAGGTTAGCGGATGGTTCGTTGACTAAAGATGGCATACATATGATAGTTGGAATGCAAATTGACCATTGTATGCAGACCTTAATCCGTGACAAAATGATTGAAAAGCTGAAGGATATTTGGGACCTGCCTCTAATAAATACTTGGGACTCTGTATTAGACGAGGGGATTAGTAGAGGCAAGACAAACTGGCAGCTTTTTGGGTCACGAAAACCCGGAAACGAGGCGTATGAACTGACGCACCATTACATTATGGAGGTTGACCCGACCGACGGACAGTTTAAGATGGATGAGGAGGATGTGAGCAAGTTTGATTTAAAGGCAAATTTTGAGCGACTATCTATCCAGTATGACAAGCACCCAAAGTTTGACATTAATCCTGCAATTGTGGATGAATACAATAAGCGAATAGAAAACAAGGGGACAAAACTAAGAAAGGCGTCCAGCAAAATTAAAATGAATTTGATCGTAGAAAACGACGACGAAAACGAGTACGACGAGCAGATGTCTATCAATGATATCAAGAACAAGGATTCGTTGTCCAAGGCGGTAGACATTATGTTAAAGGGGTTGGGTGCAAACGAGTATGAAATCAAGGAGATACACGAGTTCGCGCAAGCATTGTCGCCAAAGTATTATGACCCTGGGTCACACTTGTTAAACCGTCAAGTTGCGTTTGCATTAAAGCATACAGACGAGAGACTGTTTCTGTCGTGGGTCCAGCTGCGAAGTAAGGCATCCGACTTTGATTACAATAGCATTCCCGAGTTGTACTTGGAATGGAAGAAGTTTACGCGATCAAACCAGGAAGGGGGCAAGGTGACGCGCAAATCCATCATGTACTGGCTTCGCAAGGACAATCCGGTGGATTACGAAAAAATCAAGCAGACAACTATTGAATATTATTTGGAGCGGGCATATGAAACCGGGACAGAGTATGATATGGCAATGGTGTTGAAGCAAATGTACAAGGACAAGTATGTCTGCGTAAGCTATGATAAGAGGGGTATTTGGTACCAATTTAGAAACCACCGATGGGTTGCAGACAAGGGTTTGACTCTTAGAGCGAAGATTTCCGAAGAGTTGTACATGTTACTTGCTGCAAAGGTGGAACGGTTAACAAAGGAGATGTTTGAGTATCAAGATGACGATGAGCGTAAAACGTTTCTTCAGAAGAAAATGAAGATTATTGGCGAAGTAAGCATCAAGCTCAAGAGAACGAATGACAAGAACAACATTATGCGTGAGGCCGCTGAGATCTTCTATGACGGCGAGTTTATTAGACATATGGATACAAACAAATACCTGATGTGTTTCAATAATGGAGTTGTGGACTTTGCGAATAAAATATTCCGAGAGGGTTATCCGGAGGATTACATTACCAAGACCACCAAGATTAACTATCTTCCTTATGACTCAACGAGCGACGAGTTTATGAATACGGTCAACGAAATTGAGGTATTTATGGGCAAGCTATTCCCCATTCCAGATCTAAACCGATACATGCGCGATCATTTGGCGTCGTGTTTAATTGGTGCAAACAAGAACCAGACATTCAATGTGTATCACGGAAGTGGTAGTAATGGCAAGTCTATTATTGCGGATTTAATGTCAGTTACAGTGGGTGAGTACAAGGGCACTGTTCCGATTACATTGGTTACTGATGTAAGAGGTAAAATCGGCGGTACATCTGATGAGGTGCTGAAGTTAAAGGGTGTGCGATATGCGGTAATGCAAGAGCCATCTAAGAATGTAAAGCTGAATGAGGGTATCATGAAGGAACTTACCGGAGGTGACCCGATTCAGGCAAGAGGGTTGTATTCTGAGTCGGAGATCTTTGAGCCGCAGTTTAATCTTGTTGTCTGCACAAATAACTTGTTTGATATTGAAAGCAATGACGATGGTACATGGCGAAGAATCAGAAAGTGTGATTTCTTGGCGAAGTTTATTGATGAAGGGGAGACTTATAATGACGAAACGCCGTATATCCACAAAAAGGACAAAGGTCTGAAGGATAAGCTGCCGTCGTTTGCGCCTGTGTTTGCAAGTATGTTGGTAAAACGGGCATTTGAAACCGGCGGTATTGTAGAAGATTGTGAAACTGTATCAAACGCGTCTAATAAATATAGAAAGGGACAGGACCACATTGCAGCGTTTGTCAGTGAAATGATTGTTAAGACTGACAACCCGAATAAATTTGTGAACAAGTCTGGATTGAATGCTGCTTTCAAAAAGTGGTTTGAAGAAACCCAGGGACTAAGACGGGCGCCCAAGGCAGAAGAACTGCATGAATACATGAATAAGAAATTTGGTAAGAGCAGGCCGAAAGGGTGGTACGGCGTTCAGTTCTTTGAACCAGATGAGGAAGATGAGGGCGGTCTGGACGAACTATAATTAATACTCGCCGACGCAAAACAACAAAAACCAACAAAACCAATAAAGAAAAATATTCACAATTAAATAAATTGTGAGTATTTTTTGCTCGCCTACCTGTATACATTTTTGGGTAACAAATTGTATGCCTTATAGACAAGTGCTATTATATTTCCAAGAATCCAAGACGATACGAACGGCAGCGCGATTAATCCGATTAACGTTGCAACTCGCACACCGAAACTGCTCTGCGATGGATATATAAAGGAGAATGCAGCAAAGCAAATTACGCAGATAACGTAAATCGTAACGAGAAAATAGTAATAATAAAATTTCAAACCATCAATTCGCTGATCCTCGTAGTACGTTTTTCTCTCATTTGTAAGAACGTCATTTGTATCATCCTTGAGGTCCTTAAGCAGTTCCTTATTTTCTACCTTGTACTTTTTATACAAGTCAAATATATTCTCAAAGTTCAGTCGCAGGCCGTCATATGTGTCTATTTGTGTATTGACCGCGGCCTCTTGGTCGTAAAAGTTTTGCTCAAATGCATCTGCAATTGCCTGCGCCTTTGCCCGTAGTTCGCTCTCATTTGCATCGTTGTATCCCGCAGTGCCCTGAGTAAATACCAGGTAGTTTTTTTGTGCGGTATTTAGTTGGTTGGGGGCAGAGGCAAGATTTGTCTGCGCATCAAGGTATTTTTGCTTAAGTTGGTCTGCTTTTCTTTGCTGTTGACAATTCGCATCACAAGATATTGTATCGGACGCTTGACTTATTAATGCATTTAATTTATCGAGGGTATCTGGTGTGCACATTTCTTATACTATATTATACCAGTATAAGAAATTAATGAATATTATAGAATATTGTTGAATCTATTTGAATATTACAAAATCTATTTGCGGCATTGTTGTTTTATGCAGAGTCAGCAGTTGGGTTTGTACACTGATTCAATGTTTTGCTCCACGATAGTCCGTCAGAACAACATCCCTGTCCGATACACGTTCCTGATACAGATAGCGTATTAGCCCATGGGTCGCTCGTCGATGCTGCGGCAATTGGTGTGGCGCGAACAGACGACGGATCAAATCCCCAGTCGTATTCTTGGTAGTTCATATTGTCGCGCATTATAAGCGACGCAAACCGCTTCCAAAAATAGAACCCACCAATCGCAGAAACGATAACAAGAAGGCCAAGATATACGTATGACGGCAGTATGCCCGCGTTATTTAAGGTAGCAAGAATAATAATTGGCACAAGAGTGTAAATAACAATCTTCATTAACTGCGAATGTTCGGCATATTTGTCTCCATAATAATTGTTAATTTCGACAAGACGGATTTTATTCAAGTTTTCGTCTTCTAATTGGGCGAGTTGTTTCTTTGAGCGGTTTAGTTCACTTTCAATGATACCAACTGCAGTAGTTTGTTGCTGCAGAGTTCCAACCGACGATGTTAGCGCGTTCTGAAAAAAATCATTAACGCCGCTTAATGTTTGGTACAGATTTATACGCATATTTGAGAGCTGGTTAATTTTTGAAATAATTTTTTGTTGTTCTTCACTTGATAACTGCGGGTTTGATTCTAAATTTTCAAATAATTGCTTCTCAATTTGTTGCAGAGCCTGAATATCATTCAATATTTGCTCGTTTGTTTGTGCAATATTCGGTTCTTCAGTAGACATATTATATAAATTATGTGAAGATAATTATATCATATATTGGGATATAATATATGATATATGATATACTTCTCTGAGCGCGTATTACTTTTTAACAACATTCATTGCAACAAGTACAGTTCCTGTAGCAAGTATGCTCCAAAATAAATAATCATAGTTTTTTTGCAATACAACTATATCACTGTCTCTTAAAATATTTGGAACATTTGTACTAAAGGTGGTAATCTTATCATTTGTAGATTTAAACTCGTTTAAATATTGTTGTGTCCCCTTTATATTTTTTTGCGACTGCTGCCAAACACTGCTTGATCCAGTATCAAACTGGGTTGTTAAACCGACAAGTTGCTGCGATTGTTGGTCAAGTTTGGACTGCAACTTCGCCAATTTTGCCTTTTGTGCGGGGGTAGCAGTAGGCAACTTACGAGTCGTGTCCACCTCTCCTCCTGCAATGTAACCGTTGTACATAATTGAATCTATGTTTTGCGTTTGTGTTGATGCGCCGGCCGGGGGGTTTTTGGGCGTCTTGTTTCTTGCATAAAGGTCATATCCAACCATTATCATAGGACTAATAGCGGCAGCAAGGTCGCCCTGTTTTGGCATGCACATGGTGTAATGGGCTCCGTGATCGTCACCTTCCGCGAAGTTAAACCCACTGCACTCTGGATTACTGTCGCATATAGATTGACATGTTTTTAGGTCGGCGCTTAATGCTGCATTTGGAATATCATTTGTAGCATAAGTGTTTGGCATTTTTGTATACGACGTTGAATACTGACTGTTGTCCGATGGGTAACTGCGCAGTTCGGAATCTGGGTCAATAAAGGCAAGCTTAAACAGATCTTTCGGGTACCCCTGTTTGTCATTCTCGTAAATTGCATTCCCATTTTCCCCGCCGCCCATATTTCCATCTGCCATTAGTTTACAATTGGACCCCATTACGTATGTATTTAAAACCAAATTTCCGTCGCTCTGCATAACCAATGCAATACTTCCGTCATTTGAACTGACAAAATCGCCTGCAGACAGTGTGGCGCCGGTACCAATCCAGTTTTTACCATACTTGCCCTTTGCGGCCGCATATGACGGGTTTGGTGACTGTTTTTTGCCGTTCGTACCTGACGCCCAAATTAGCCCCTGATTGTCTTCTGGTCCGCCCCCTCTATAAATGCACATGTTGCCATCGTCTTGCAGAATTAAAAAATATATGCTGTCTGGTGTTTTTGCGTTATAGACCGCGTTTGACCAGCCTCCACCGCTCCAGGACCCATCGCTAATTTGTGTGCAGTTGCCAGCCTTGCCATACTTGGTTGCCTGTGCTAAATCGTTGCTTAATCCGCACGTAGCGGTTGTTCCGGATGTAGAATTTTGAAGACCAAAATATGCGGCGCCATTTTGTTTGGCAATTTGCTGACATTGTTCTAAATTATATTGCTGCGATGAATTGTTAAACAACGGCATTGAACGCACGGCCTTGTCTCCATAGCATCCAATATAGTTGCTTGGTTGCGCGGTAGAATTAGGTGTGCTAAAAATAGACTGTCCTGCAGTATTGACGACGCTGAGCGACCCGGTATCTGATAATGTCGCAATATTTCCAGATTCTCCCTGAGTATTTGACGACCACAAGGAAGCAGAACCTGTTTGAGTCGTGCTAATGCCTAAACTGGTCGCGACGGCCTTGTCATTGCTTGCCACGCACGCGCCAGTAGACTTTGAATAATCTACATTAGTCAGGGCAAAATACTTATACCCGGTATTAGCAGCAGCTTGTTTGCATTGTTCATAAGTTGCATGAATAAACCCCGCAAGTACGGTGGGCATTGCCGCTGTCCCGCCTGCATTGCCAGTATAACAGCCCACGTATTTTGCCACGGGATTAGTATATGTGTTAGAAACAAATACATTTTCGCCCTCCATT